ACAAGGGAAAAATTAAAGGAGTAAAGAAAAAATGATGAATTTTTTAGTAGGACCCATCGCAAATATGGTCGGAGATGCTGTAAAAGGCTTTGTTGAGACAAAAAAAGCAAAAGCAGATTTAAAACTAACTGAGATTAAGGCACAAAAGAGCTTGAAAGAGCAGCAAATAGCAGGCAAGGTTGCGTGGGAGGCATCAGCCGTAGACCAAATGAAGGGGAGCTGGAAAGACGAATTTGTTTTACTAGCCCTAATGGTTCCTGCGATTTGTGTATTTATCGGACCTTTACGCCCACATATAAAAGAGGGCTTTGAGGTTCTCGCAACTCTACCTGAATATTATCGTCATTTATTATATTTAGCCTGCAGTGTCAGTCTGGGAGTTAGGGCGGCACCTGGTATCAAAGGTATGATTTCTAAGAAAAAATAATGAGCTCTGGATGTGTAAAATGTGGATGTATGTGTCACTGCTGCTCCACCTGTATGTGCGAGTGCGCAATCTGTGAACATGAAGAAGAAACTAACAAAAACGGTACCTCCTAAAAAAGGACCACTATCACAAGGGTTGCAAATACCACCTAAAAAGATACAAATAGTTAAGACAAACAAAAAAGGAAATCTTAACTATGAAACAAACGTATTTTAATATACCGGGTTGGTTCAACTACTCAGAGACATATGATGTTATCGTAGATCGAATAGAACCGAATGGAAAGATTATAGAGATAGGATCTTTTCTCGGTAGGTCTACACATTACTTAGCAACATCATTAATGAATGCCAATAAATTAGACGTACAAGTTTATTGCATCGATACTTTTGAAGGATCATCAGAGCACGCAAATATAAAATTACCAAAAGATTTTTATAATATTTTTAGAGATAATCTTAAATTTTTTATAGGTAGAGATATGGTAATTCCAATACAAGGTAGATCAGATAATCCTGATATATTAAATAAATTTAAAAAAGAAGAAGTAGATTTTATTATGGTAGATGGAGCGCATGAATATGATGCAGTTAAAGATGATATTATAAATTGGTGGCCAAAGCTTAAACCAAACGGAGTTATGTTCGGAGATGATTATTCTTTAAAATCCGTAGAATTAGCAGTTAAGGAAGGATTAGGACTTTGCAAACATAGAAAATATGGAGTAAATCAAGGTTATGAACAAACTTGGTACTGTAGTAAAGATGGAGAAAATCAACAGTTTGAGAAACAGATACCAGGAGTAAACACATACATATGAGCATTTATATAATTCACAATTATCAAAAAGAGTTAAAAAGCATGAAAGAATCTCTTAGAGAAACTTTATCACAAGGGGTTGAAAAATTTGAAGAATATAAGTATATTTTAGGAAAGATACACATGTTAGACATGTGCCAACAGGAACTTTCTCGCCTGCTGGAAAAAGAGGAGAAATTAGATGAGTAAAACATTATACGTGCCAGATCACGTTAAAGCAAAATTAAATAACCCTAAAGAAGCCGTGAAGGCTGATCGAAAAGAATTAGATAAACTTCCAAAACCTGTTGGCTGGAGAATACTTGTATTACCATTTAAAGCTGAGAAAAAAACAAAAGGTGGTATTTTACTTACAGACAAAACAATGGAAGACTCACAATTAACTGCATCTGTAGCGATGGTATTAGCTGTTGGAGATGATGCATATCAAGATGAAGAAAAGTTTCCCAATGGACCTTGGTGTAAACAAGGTGATTGGGTCGTGTTTGGCAGATACGCAGGATCAAGAATTAAAATTGAAGGAGGAGAGGTAAGATTATTAAATGATGACGAGATTCTCGGCACTGTTGATAATCCAGAGGACATATTAACGATTATGTAACATGGGAGGTAAACCATGCAAACAGAAATAACATCTGCCAAAAAAGACAAAATGGTCGATTTGGATGTATCTGGAGAAGGCGCTGAAATAGAACTTGAGGATAAGTCACACGGCACTGTAAAACCAGAATCATTTGAAGAAATTAAAACTGAAGAAAAAGATCCGCTTCAACCACAAGTTGAAGAACAATCTGAAGAAATGGATCAATACTCTGATAAAGTCAAAAAGAGAATAGATAAGCTGACTTGGAAAATAAGAGAAGCTGAAAGAGAAAGAGAAGCTGCTCTAGAATTTGCACAAAATGTGCAAAAAGAACTTGCTGATAGTAAAAAGAAAACCTTTGACATTGACAAAGGTTATATGTCAGAAAGCGAAGTTCGAAATAAAATGGCCTCTGATTTAGCTCGTCAAAATCTAATTACAGCAAGAGAATCAGGAGATTTTCAAAAAGAAGAAGAAGCAAGAGCTGCTTTAACAAAACTTGATCTCGAAGCTGAGAGAATTAGAGTTACTAAAAACAAAAAAGAAAAAGAGTATGAGGAGTTTGAAAAACAATTACAACAAGCTCCACAACAAAACACACCAAGACCACAACCTTCACAAAAAGCTTTAGCTTGGGCTGAACAAAATTCTTGGTTTAGATCTGACGTTGAAATGACAGATTACGCTCAAAGAATACATAGAGGTTTAGTAGCAGAAGGATTTGACACAGAATCAGATGATTATTATAATGAATTGACTAATAGAGTTAAAAACAAGTTTCCAGAGTCTTTTCAAGGCTCGGATCAGGCAACCAGAAGTAACAAAATCGCCCAACCTGTCGCTTCTGCATCAAGGTCTGCAACCACTGGGCGCAAGTCTGTTAAGTTGACCGCTAGTCAAGTAAAAATAGCAAACAAGCTTGGAGTTCCTCTAAGTGAGTATGCTAAGTACGTTTAAGGAGGTACAAAATGACAGATTCAAAAACACCAAGAAGTGCACAAACAAGGGCAACTGAGGAAAGAAGAAAACCTTGGGCGCCACCGTCTCAGTTAGACGCACCACCATGTCCTGATGGATATAAGCAAAGATGGCTTCGTCATCGTGTAAATGGGGCAGATGATACAAAAAATATCAATGCCAGACTCAGAGAAGGTTGGGAGTTAGTGAGAGCTGACGAATCAACCCAAGGAACCTACTCTGCTTACAACGGAAGTATCAAAGCTTATGAGGGTGTCATCAGTGTTGGTGACTTGCTATTGGCAAGAATGCCAGTGGAAACCGTTAATGAGCGTAACGCTCACTACAAGCAAAAGACTGATCAACAGACTCAAGCTTGGGAAGACGATCCGCTGAGAGAACAACATCCTAGTATGCCTATCAATGTCGATAGGCAGAGTAAAGTGACCTTTGGAGGATCTAAAAAATCTGAATAGGTTGCTTAATAATAAGGAGATGAACTATGGCAAATCAAGCTGGATATTTCGGATTTCGTCCTATCAAAATGCTAGGTGCTGCTTACAATGGTCAAGGCCAAACTGAGTACACTATCGCTAATAATGAGGCGTCCGCAATATATCAAGGCGATCCAGTTATACTGGTCGCTAATGGTGCTATTGATGTCGGTTCTTCTGCTGGTGCTGAAATCTTAGGTATTTTTAATGGTTGCGAATACACTGATCCAACGACAGGAAAGCCGACCTTTTCTAATCATTACCCAGGCAGCATAGCAGCGGCTGATATTAAAGCATTTGTCATCGATGATCCGAATGTAGTATTCGAGGTCAAAGTAGATGACACTAACGGTGGTCAAGCACAAGTAGGTACAAACTGTAACATCGCAACATACAGTGCGGGTTCTTCAATTGATGGAATCTCAAACGTTGTTATTGATGGTGGTAGTTTTACAACAAATGCTGGCGCTAATTTTAGAGTTGTAGGTTTATCAACAGACGTTGAAAACTCAGATTACACTGCAGCAAATGCAGCAATCCAAGTTAAAATTAACTTACACTCACTAACAGACACAACAGGCGTATAGGAGGTTAAACTATGGCTATATCTAGAAGTCAACTCGTTAAAGAGTTAGAGCCGGGTTTAAATGCACTATTTGGCCTGGAGTACGGACGTTATGATGCTGAGCATTCTGAAATCTATGAAACAGAAACTTCTGATCGTGCATTCGAAGAAGAGGTAATGTTATCAGGTTTTGGTAACGCAAGAGTAAAATCAGAGGGTGGATCAATTGTCTATGACAATGCGACAGAAACCTTCACAGCACGTTACAGCCACGAAACAATTGCATTAGGTTTTGCAATCACTGAAGAAGCTGTCGAAGATAATCTTTATGACAGAATCTCAGCAAGATATACAAAAGCACTTGCACGTTCCATGGCAAACACAAA